GGCAAATGCACGTATCACTTTTCAGTGACCGCGTCCTCGTGTCAGTTTCCAGTGACCCAAGTTAAGGTATCGTGATGCCCGTCGCAAGATGGACATCGAGAAGAGCTGCCTCACGGCAGATCAGATGATAGAGGTGGAGTACCACCTTTGTTCCAGGGTCACCCATTAGGGTGGACCTATTTGTAAAGAACCGGTCTAATACACCGGTTTCATCAACAAACTCAACTTGTCTCGGTTGAGTTAAAGCAATAACTACTACCTTGCGGTAGAAGTTTGGTATTCCTAAACATTTGCAAAATTGGTTTAGGACATGAGCAGTGACTTTATGTTCCATAAAGTCTGTAGCAGTTTCCCAATCCGTTGAGAAAAGGAAAACATCTTCATCCCCAAAGATAAATTCACCTGAGGGGTTAGTACGGGACATCCTTTTAAAGAAGTTCCAGGCATGGTTAGCGGCACCAATACCGCTTTCCGAAGAGGGTATCAATCGAAGATACTCAAGCCCTATGTGACTGAACACATGTAGGGCGGCTGCATGGGCTAAGTGACTAACACTTATCCCTCTAAACTTACCCATCTCTGCTACCAGAGATAGGCGTACACTCATGACATTGCTGTCATAAGTCTTTGCAGGGTTCTCGGGATGGAAATGACCGAGCGCCCAGAAAAAGAGTCTCTCCCCTTCCAGGGAGTTCTCAGGTGTTAGGAGTAAACCTGTCGGTTCTCCTGTGTCCAAGTCAATCTCAGGTATTGACTTATTTTGAGACAGCACTAACCGTGCCGCCTCCAACTTTCCACCACGATCAGTGGTGGTAAACATCTCTGCCGAATCAGACAGAGAAACTTTCGCCGCCTGACGGCAGCGAGTGAACAGGCGTTTCAGCTCTGTTTGAGACTTTCCCGCACATACGCGTGCGTGGATCTTTTGCATCCCTATTCCTATATAGGGACGCGCTTTCTGGTAAACCGCCTCACTCGGCGGCTCCTTCAAAATTCGCAGCAATTTCTCTTTGGTGCGATTGTATACGGTCTGGGGAGGAACCCCGGCCGCACGGGTCTGGCATAAGACTGAGACCCGGTATAGATCGAGTGGGGTCTTTCCACTCGCGATCGGTTTGAGCAATCGTCGGAAAAACGATAACTCTGACGGAATGTCTACTTTGTCGACACTCTTTGATAAATGGAAGCCTGCTTGTTTTACAGACTTCCGAATTCTTTTGATTTTCTCAAAAGTTGATTCATGGTTGGTGTTCCAACCAGGACGAATATAATCAGGTACTAAATTCCTGATTAAGCAATGGGTTGTTTGATCAACCCAAGACCAGTCGAGCTCTCGCTCGCCCGGATAGCAGAGTGACGTCTGCATAATTATACCATCTACTAAAGATAGTATAGATCTCAGTCGGTGTAACCCGACTTGACTAACTGGTCCTTTTCTCAAAGGACCAGGTTTCAAATGCTCCTTGCTTTGTTTACCAGCAAGGAGAATGATGAGTTGTCTACCTAAATCGGACAACCCTTTCTTCCAATCCCCATCTATATATGCGGATCGGCAAAACCAGTATGTACCCTTTGCGAGTACAAACTCAACATCGCTAACGCACTTGAGTTTTGTTAGCGAAATACGACTATCTCCATCAAAGGAGGTAATCAATGATCTCGG